ATTCCTGTTTCCATTTCTATTTCATATTTTTTTCTAAGTTCTTCTGGTGTAAAGAATCCACCTCTTCTATTATAACTTGGTAGATTATAAATTTTATCTTTATATTCTACGCCTATAGTTTTAGCAGTTACAGGATTACCTTGCTTATCTTGTAGAACTAAACCTAATCTAATTGTATCTAAATGATACTGTTGATTAAAGGTTAAAGGAGTAGTACCTTCTGCATATTTTTTTCTACCACCTATTAAACCACCACCATACTTCTTAGTCCTAGGGGTTATATCAACATCTAAACCGGCAATAACATGGAAAGGTTGACCAAGATTCTGACTTAGTTTACGAGACATCTTAGCTAAATCTTCTGGAGTAGGTGTTGGTAGTCTTTTAATATCCTTAAGACCACGCCAACTAATAGGAGCATATTCTATTGGAATGTAATATTTTACTAGTTCTTCAATTAAATCATCAATATCCCCCACGTGTGGGTCGAGATACTTAATATTATCCTCATAAGGTAAGCGATATAACATATCTATCTGAGCTTGAAAAGCTTGTTTAATTCTATCATTCCATTCTAATATTCCATTATGACCCCACTCCATTCTAGTAGCTGTAAGATCAGCTAATAATTCTGTATCAGAACGAGTATCATTATTTCTAAAACGATAAGCTTTTACCATATCAGATGCCATAAACTTATTAGCATTAATATTATTTTCATTTACATAAGAAAATAAATCATGGAATGCAAGCACTTCAGGAAACTTTTCTTTAACATTATCCTCTTTCTCAAAAGCTTGTCTAACAGCTTTCACACGATTTTGATAGTGTGTTACGTAATCAAGAGCTTTATTATAAATAGCATCACTATAAGCTTCTTGTACTTTATTTATATTAACAGGATTAAGCATTGGATTATCTGCAACTACTTTTAAATGTTTAGCACGTTTTATAGCTAAAGCAATATTTTCTACCTGACCCTGTGCTTCTTTTAATAATATACTATTAGCTGTACCAAAATCAAATGATTTAGCTAACTCAGAATTTTCTAACATCCCTATTCTTTCTTCTAATTTAAATAATCTCGCTGTTTCTAATAAATCTCTTTGAGGACCTTCAACAATTGTAGCGTGTTCTTTATGAATCTTTTCTATTTCATCAACAGCTCTTAAAAAAGAACGCTTAGATATTTCACTTTTTAATCCACTCTGTTTTATAATTTCTCTAAATCCTTTAGAAACTATACCACCTGTCATAAATTTCTTTCTAGTTAAAGGGTTATTAACTAACTGTGGTTCATTAGTACTAACAGCAAATTGAGTAGGATCAAATATAATATAAGCGTACCCTCTTTTCTTTCCAACTATACTTCCTACTTTAGTAAGTGCTAAACGAGGAGCATGTTGTATTTTATATTGAATACCATCAAAACCCATCATTTCTAATAGCTTTATAATATTACGGCTTTGTAAATTTCTAGATAAGGTATATAAGGCAGTTTCTGAACCTTCCGGTAAATCTTTATTCTTAGGATTTTTTATAAATGCATCGATTATATCATCATAAACTTGATTCTCAGCCACCGCCTGTTTTAATAGAGAACGAATTTCTTTATCGCTTACTTTAGCCTGTGTAAGTAAAGATTTACTAACTGTTTCATCGTTAATAAATGCATCTAATACTTCTTGTGGACCCCAAGGATATAAATCTTTTTCTAACTTTAAAGGGTTTATCATTCTTATATAACCATCAAGTCGAGTAGTTTGTGGTACATCTAAACCATTTACTTGTAAATAATTTTGTAATGATTCAAATGATACACCAATTTCTTTATGTACTAAATCTTCTGTAGAACGTCCAAGTCTTGCATTAATATTTTCTAATCTTTCAAAATTTCCTTTAGCTTCATCTCGTAATATCTTTCTTAATCTTTCAAAATTACTAATAATTCTACGTGCTGGAAGTAATGATTCTTCCATCCCTTCTTTAATATCCCGATCCATCTTTAAAGCTTTTAATTCAGCTTCAACTTCCATCATTGGTCCGGATGTTCTAAGGTCTTCTTCAGTAACTATTTTCATGCCCGGACCCATCTCTACAGCTTCTCCTTCTATTCCTGTTACTGCAGATGCTGGAAATTCTTCACTTCCTAAATCAGTATCCTGACGATAATCATACGGTTTATATTCTTCAGCCAAGTCTTCAATCTTAGCAACCTGTCCTTCCGGTGCTGATGTCTCTCTAGGAAATAATCCTAGATCAGCTTTAACTTCTTCAGTTATTTCTATTTCATTTTCATGTCGCTTAATAAAATTAGTTAATCCTTGCTGATCATCTATATCAAAATATTTTTCTATCTGTTGATTATATCTATCAGGTTTAAATACTACTCTAAATCCTACAGGTTTACTAGTTATAGCTGGACCTTTATCAATCTCTGCATGATATTTAGGATCAAGTAAATATTTAGTGTTCTTAGTTTTTAAATCACTGTAAGCTGTAACATAACCACTTTTTTGTTTTACTATTCCCTTTACTCCTCCAATTTCTACATAATTTTTAGGTATGTTACTTCCCTGTTTTAAAGGTATGAATACTTCACTAATAGAATTTTTTACATTAACTATACTATCATTAAAACCTAACCATCTATTATAATCTTTATCTTCTTTCCGCATTAATTCTCGCAATGCAACTTCGTCTAATTCAGGATTATCCTTACGTAATTTTTTATAGTTAGCTCTAATCTTAGGTAGAATTTTACTTCTTCTTGTTTCTAAATTTTCTAAAAATTTATTTAAGCGTTTAACTTTAGCTTCAGGATTGATTAACTCTTCCATATCAATAATAGCTTTCTGAATTCCCTTTGCAGTAGGCATGCCTGTAATAAACTCAGGTTTAGTCTGTCCTTTCTTAATTACCTGCCCAGTAAAATATGGACTTTCAGAATCATAACGATCAATCATTCTTGCTCTGAAAAGTAACTCACTAGAGTTGACAAAATTATTATCATTAATAGCAGTTTGTTGTTTATAAATTTCACGAATTTTAGCTAGAGCTTGATCATAATCAACCTTATGCTTACGCATATAATTTTGTATAATGCTTTCAAAAAACTCTGGATTCTGTAGAGCATACTTATCATTAGTAAAATCTTTCCAATTTTGTAATGAAGGAAAAGCTCTTGCATTACTATCATTTAACCACATACCCTCTGCAAATATTCTATCTCCTGTATGTATCCCTATATTAGTAGAACGATCTAAAGCATCACTAACTGAATGCTGTAAATCACTTCTACTAATATATGATACAGGGTGTTTCACTACTGATGAATTTAAAAAACTTTGAGTATCTTCAGTACCCAATAATTTCATAGTACTACGTGGTTGAATAATATCAGTAGATAATTTATTACCAATTAATCTATCTAAATCAGGGTCTTTATCTATACTATTTATTAATAAATCTAAATCAGTTTCCTTTTTAAATAAAGATTGAATAATAGGTTTAACTAATCTACCAAAAGCAAAGCGTTGTCTATCGTCTGTATCTTGAACTATAAAGCCTGCAACATCACTAAAAGATACACCGCCTGCTCCGGGTATTTTTCTATCTTCTGGTTCTGTTTTAGCATTTCTAATATCTACTTCACCACCTCTTTTAAACCTACCACGAGCCTGTTCTTCTGAAATAATAACATCAGGAAATATAGGGTCCTCTGCTTCTTTCTTAGTTCCTCTTGCCCATCTTCTTAAATCAGTTCTAGTATCAACTGGTAAGGCAGAATATCCGGGCATATTAGTTACAGCTAATTCTGGTATTCCCTTTCTATATTGAATTGTATCTACAACATCTTGCATTAATGGTCCAGTAGGTGTTTTTAGAAATATAGCTAAACCACCACCACCAACTTGTGCATTCTCATAACCTCTTAATGCAAAATCCAGTGGACCTAATCCGCCCCAACGCTGTACAGCTTTCATAGTTACCCACGCTTCCTTACTTACAAACTCTGGTCTATTAGGATCACCTTCTTCCTCATAATCATAGGGATTACGTAAGTAGTTAGTTAATCCGGCAACCCCTGTCATGATTGTACCTACAGCAGCCAGTTTAGGTAAATTCTGACTTGGATTTTTAGTAAGCTGATATATGCCCTCTCTTAAAATTGTATTATTAAAAGCTGTCGGATAACCTAAGAATTGAAATAACATTTGTCCTGCTGGATGAGAAAATATCATAGGCTTATTAGCTGAAACGGCTGACGGATTTAAAATAATTCCTCTTGAAAATCTTGCAGCTCCTCTACTAAAATAATTTTCAAAAAAAGTATCTAGTTGTTCTACTCCACTTTCTCGTTTAAAAACTTGTGGTGAACCTCTTTCTATCCAAGCTAATCCTTCTTGAATAGGTATACCTAAATCGTGTAATTCTTCTGTTATCCTATTTTGTAAACGATCAAGTTTAATCTCAGGAATATCATCGTACTTAGTTTTTAATCCATTCTTTATTTTATATAAAGTTTGTAAATTATCTTTTATAATCGTTTTACCTATAGTATAAGCTCCGCCTTCAACCGAATGTGTCCAAGGAGATAGAATATTAGCATTAAAAAATCCTCTTTGTAGTTTCTGAGCCAGCTTACTTTGCATTCTTTCACCGCCAGATAAACCTTGTATTCTTTCAAATACATTCATCTCATGAGCTAAACCAACACCATGTCTTTCTTGATACCATAATCTTTCTAAAGGACTATCAGGAATTAATAGGCGTTTACCCTGTTCTTCACTTAAACCTAGACGTTCTAAAAAAGCAGTTCTACCAGCATTATATGATTTACGACCTATATCATTAATACCATAACCTATAGCTTCTCCCATATCCTTCATCCCTTTACCCCATTGATTAAAAGGAATCCTAGCAAAAGGAATAAAAGCTTCTGTAACACTTGATACAGTAGCTAAAGGTAAGTGAGCTGTTTGTTGACTTAAACGTAACCAATCAGATGTACCTTGCATAACTCTAGAGCCTGTCCAAGTTTCCATAGTTGGCATGTCTATACCTAATACATAATCATATAATTGCATTAAAGCTTGTTCATCGGCAGCCTTTAAAGGAAAATCTTGATCGTCTAATTCTTGTTTTATCTTGGGTAAAATTTGATTTTTGAAAAATTCTTTATTACCTCTTAAAGTAGGATGTTTAGTTCTAGCCATTGAATGAGCTAGATTATTAGAATAATTAAGTAATACTTCAGTTATATCTTCTTCTAAGAAAGGAGCTTTTCTATCGTATGGTATTTTATTAAATACTCTAGGATTTAAATTACCAACACCTTTTTTAGTTCTTTCAATACCATCATCAAAAAACATTTGATCTTTGGTCAACATATTATCTACAATATGTCTAGCTTTATCTCGTTCAGTAGCAAAGGGAGCAGTAATATCAAAATCATCTATAGTTTTAGCATCAAAAATTTCTTGTAATTCTCTTTGAGCTTCATTATAACTTAAATTTCTTTTAGCTTGCTGAACTCTCCCTGTAGATATATCAATAACTTCTTCAGTAGCATTTCTCATATATCTTTCTACTTGAACTGGTGTAGGAGAAATATCTGCATAACCAAACTCTATTAAGTTATCTTCAAATTCAGTCCTATTATCTTTTAGATAGCGTTTATTATACATATGCGGAAAATAATTTTCTCGCCAACTAGTCCTTTTTGCAATACCTGCATTTATAGCATCCTTAAAATGATTATTTAAAGCTTGACGAATTGCCGTAGCTCCTAGTAAATCTTCTCCTGTTAGTTCAGGAGCATTTGGTCCTCCTTCTAACCACAATCTAATTCTATCATTACGTGCTTTAGACCAACCAACTTGCTTCATTCCGTCTATAGGAAACTGCATTTCAGCTACATATTTACTTCTTTGTTGATGTAAAGTTTCATGGAAAGCAAAAGGTCTATATCGTCCTGCTAAACTTTCATACTTACTCCATTTAGTTAAAGGTTTATCCCAATCTTCTCTAACATCATCTAAAAATTTAAACATAGTTTCTGAACGTAAACCATATTCTCTTATCTGTGTAGTGGGCTTTCCTTGAGTATGAGCCATTAACCAATCACCATAATTAGCTGTAAATTTAGGAGATACTCTTTCAAATATACGACCAAATAAATTTTTATTAATTACTTGTTCTTCAAAATCTGCATCTTCAACACCTTCCATAGATATTCTAACTGGTGTATCAAACAAATCTAAATTTCTACCTTCAAGTTTTAAATCAGAATCTATACCTTCCCATTCAGACTTCCTTCTAATTCGTTCTAATTCTGAAACTTCTAAATTATTAGATGATCTTATAATTCTATCTTCATCTGAAAATCTATCAATAACACTTCTAGTTTGATTACTACGTGTAAAGAAGCGGGATATACCATATCCTATACCACCACCTAATAGACCTGTAAAGCCCCCAACTAAAGCTGTTTGTCCTAAATCAAAACCAGAATTTTGTAACCCTACATTAATATCTATATTTTGGAGAGCTGCGTCATGTCCTGTTCCCCAAACAAAACCTATACCAGCTTCTACTTTACCGATTCGCATAGCTTGTTGATGAGTAGTTAATTTTTTTAATCCTTCAGTTGCTGCTTTACCTGCTGCAAACCTAGCTCCAATACTACCACCACCTGTAACAAAACCAGCTAAGATAGCTAACATCATTGTAGGATCACTAACAAAATCTCCCCCTATATCAGCTATCGCTCTTACATAGTGTTCCATACCAGAACCTTTAAGGCTTGCTTTATCAAAGCGTTGACTTAAATATTCATAATCTTTTTTCTGACGATCTGACCAGTTTTTAGAAGCTAAAGCTATACTTAAAGCACTATCTCCTCCGGGAAAACTAGTTAATGAATAATCGCTATCCCTTAAATATTCAAACATATCTTCAGGATCAATATCAGTTTCACCGATTGATTCTAAGAATCTCTCAGCAATTCGTACATATTCGGGATCGTTTTCTAAATCTAGGAGGGTTTCATTGATAGGAGATAAAGAACTAAAAGTTCTGGTAGGTTTTATAGCTGTGATATCGTAGCCAAGATTTAACTTAGTATCATCAGTATCGGGGATAGGGGCTAGTAAAGCTTCACCTAAATGGGTAGGAATAAGTCCAGTATTCTCTTCTTCCTCTTCTTGTTTAGGAGGAGAAGTTAATAGATCATATAAATCTACAGTATTAATTGACATAAGTAGCTCTTGTTAAGAATCTAAAAATTCTTTAATTTCTTGTTTAGATAAATCTGGGTCTAATCCTAAAAGAGTTAATGCTTCTTTTATTTGTTTAGGTCTATACTTAACACCTTTAGTATAGTTTATTAATCTCTTACGAGCATTTACTTGAGGAGCTTCTTCAACTGCTCTTAAAAATGGTTTTACAAGTATTTCCTCTCCACCTACTCCAGTATGAGCTGTTCTGGGTTTATCTCTATAACCTAATGAGCTTAATTCCTCATCAATATTTGGCGGTGGAGGAGGGGGTGGAGGTGGTGGAGGTGGAGGTGGGGGTGGAGGTGAACCAGTATCTCCTCCAATATCTTCTTTAGTATCTCCTTTTTCTTTTAGTTGAGGATTAATATAAGTTAAAAAAGACTGTTGTAATTCTTCTATTGTCTGCTCTGACATATTTCTAACTCTTGCCATCTTAGGTAATGTAAGTGTAACATACGTTTTTGCCATTTCTATTTTATCTTTTAAAGGTGCTGATTTAAATATATCTGTTGCGTTAAACATAATAGTATTTTTATCTGTTCCTCTACTAATTTCAAAAGGTGGTAATATTAATCTATTAGCTGCATTTGTATTCCAAGAATAATTTTTTAAACGTGTTCGTCCTATCATTCCATAAGTTTCCTGTATAGGATGTTCAGTTACAAAATGTTTTAATCCAAAAGCTGCTATCTCAGTTATACCTTCATTACGATTACCTTTAAATAATGAAAGATTAAAACGGTTAGTTTCTTCTCTAAGTTCTGCTGTAGTTGGTATATAATCACCAGCATGTTTACTTCTTAAGCTAAGACTAGCAAAAGTCCTCGATAAAGATTCACCAAATTCCGGATTCTCTTCCGCAATATTACGTAAATTAACTGACCATTTTGCCCATTCCTTGCCCATAAAAGTAGGAATACCGTTTTCTATTAGTCCTGATTTTGCCCACGCTGTATCTAAAGTTTCTAGTAATTCCTCTGATATCTTAAATTGTGTAGGATTACGAGAAATTTGATCTATTATATTGATAACCCAAGGTCCAGCTTCCTCATCAGAAATTGTAGAAGAAGGACTTTTTATTAGAGCTATAGAAATTTTATTTAAATTTTCTTGTGTAGGAACAAAAGGTAAATCAGGTTGTATAGTATCCATTAAAGTTTTAAACTTAGGTAACTTATCTAGAGTTATATCATCTAATAATCTAAGTGAATTGTCTGTTTGACCCTCTCCTTTTCTCCAATTATTTATTCGTTTAACTCCTGCTTTCATTGAATTTAATAATTTACCTTGATCTTTAATACTATTTTTTGCCTGTTCAAGAGGTTCTTTATATAATTTCATAAGTCTTGGTAAATCCATATTATAGAGTTTATCCATCGTTAAACCTTCATCTAAATCCTGTAAAACTTCTAAAGAAGTTCCAACACTAGTAGTTAAGTACTTATTAAAATCATCTAGTATACTTTCGGCATATGCTCTTTGAAAAAGTGGTGACTTTCCTTCACCCAATATACCGCTTTGTATTAAACTATTTATTTTACTTTCTCTAGAGCCTGCTCCATCAACAATATTTTGTAGTGTTTTAGTATCTGTTAGTTTATTAAAAAGAGCCTGTGCCTTTGCTTCTGCAGACGCATTCCATGAATCTATTTCTTTAGTACGTTCTGTTGCTAAGTTTCTAGGAATACTAACTGCATTCATAAGAATACCATCCTTACCTAACCAAGCGTTCCAGTCTTGTTCTTCTTTCCAATTTTTAAGACTGTCTTTCTCTCTCTTTTTTTGTCCTTGCCGAAGCAAGCTGAACATCTCACTCATGTCCATGTTCATATTTACATTATCCCAAGGATTCTCTGCCATTATGCTACTCCTTCGTTTCTAGCTAGTAAACTACTTTGATTACCGCCTAGTCGTTGCTGTAATAAACTTTCCTGTTCATCTGTTTTATTAAAATCATCTAAAGCATCTTGAATAGTTGGTGGTAATTCTGTTCGTGGCTTTTCAATATCAACTTTTAAAGCTTCGTCAAATAAATTACTTCGTAAAGCTGCATTACGACTATTTAAATTTTGTAATCTAGTATCATCCGTTTCTGCTAAATCTGAATCTTCCTCATTACTTTCTATTATAGGATCAATTCCTTCTTTTTCTGCTATACCTAAGAATACATAGGTTAGTGGTTCTATCATTTGTAATGCCATATCAGGATTCCACTTACCCATATAAATACCTGCTTTAGTAAACATATTTACTAAAGAACGAATAGGGATACCATCAGACATAGCTACAACCATTTCAATATAAGTATTAGGTTCTAATATATCTGCAACTGATCTATCTACAGCTTCTCTAAAATTAGTAATTTCAGGAGGACGCTCCCAAGGTCTAGGTTCATCTGGACTATTCGTTAACGATTGTCCGGGGATAGGTCGATTAAAAGGATTAACAGTTTTGACTGCATCTTCATCTATAAAATTATTAGACATTATAATAATCTCCTTGTGATTGTCCTAAGTTGTATTCAAATGTCGGAATACTTCCAATTGTTTTAAACCTAGGTGGATTATATCTAGGAATATAATATTTCCAATCATCCATATTAGCCGAAAATATACCCCCATGAAGAGGTAGATTCATTAAATTAGCCATTTGGTTAGGATCAGTTAAATTTGTAAATTGTAGATCACCACCTTTAAATATTTCTTTAGTAGCTTTATTAATTTGTTCCTTATGTGTATTTGGACTAGAGGTAAAGAAACTCTCAGGTGATACAAAATTAAAACCACCTAAATTTTCTCTATCGACATTCGTATCAGATTCTGATATAGCCATATGTGCAGCTATGTTTAAACTATTATTTGCCTGTCTTTGTCTGTATTCTGCTAATTCTTCTTCTGTCATTCCAGCTATCAATTCCTCTGTAGCAGCAGTAACACCAGCAGTACCTGTAACAGCACTAGTTACTTTCTCCACAGTAGTAAGAGATTTTTGAGAAGCTGTAGCATCTTTAGCTGCTTTAGCTGCCTTATCTAAATTATCTTGATATTTCTCTATATTACTTCTATGAACTTTAACTGTTTCTCCAGCTTTCCATTCAGTTTTAGGATTCATTTTTACGATATCTTCGGCACTCATTCCTGTTTGTTCTGCTAGTAATTCTATAGTATCGCCTTCCCCTAAAGTAATATTTCTAGTAAAAGGATCACCTTCTAAGCCAGTCATACTTCTAAGTTGAGAGTGTGCTTTCTCATAAAGATTTGCTAATCTGTCACCTAAACCCATATCTTTTCCACCGGGTATAAGATTTAAACTTTCTTTAATTCCACTAGTAATAGAACTATAAACTTTACCCGTTGCATCTCCTGCCCATTTAATAGTTTTAGCCATACCATCAAAAACTTTATTTCCAAAAAATGTTTTATCTGCAAAAAATTTCCAATTCGCATTCATAAACCAATGTGATATATAGGGAGCTACAATTGCCATGCCTAAATATCCTAAAGGTCCTAACTTACCAACAAATTTACCAATTTTAGAAAAAGCCTTTCTAATACCCTTTCCTAATTTTTTTATAGGTTTTAAAATCTTTTTAAATACTTTCTTAAACATTACTATCCTCCTCCAAGGAAATTATCCAATATACTAGTTATGGAACTTAAATTACTAGACCAGCCTTTCCCTTCATAAGCTGCTGAATCATTACCAAGAGCAGCTACCATCAAAGATGCTTTACGTGATAAATCATTATCTGAAACTTTAAAAGCAAAATCCATTTCATCTCTAGTTTCTTGCCACAAATTCGATAATTGTTGTGTACTTAATTGAAAAGCATTTTGTGCATTCTGTTGATTAATAGAGTTCTGGGCAGCCGTATTAATTGTATTGGCTTGTCTACGCCATTGTACATTAGATTGTTCAATAGCTTGAGCATTCTGCACATTAAACTGTTCCTGTTGAAAATTAATTTGTTCATTAAACTGATCTATCTGTGCTGCTAATTGACTATTAGCTAATGAAACTTGTGTACCTAACTGTGCCCTTTGAGCTTCAGCAGCATTCTGTTGGGTTGCATTAAATTGTTGCATTGCATCATTTCTAGCAGCATTATTAACATCTACCTGCGTTTGTAGATTTGCCATAAATTGATTAGTCTGATTTACAGATGTTGAATTAAACTGTCTTGCAGCATTTTCAGCAGCTTGATCAGATAACATTCGTTGTTGATCTAATTGAGCTTGTAATACAACACCCTGCTGTTCATTATTAAGATTTGCCATATCCATCTGTAAGAAGTTACGTGCATTCTCTATTGATCTCTTAGTATTCTGATCAGCAGTAGCCATATCTAACTGTGCCATTATTGTAGCTTGTTGCATCGCTGCTTGCTGTTTCTGTGAAAAATCTTGTAGAGTAGTTGTCTGCATAAATTTACTATTAGCTAACTCAACTTGTTGAGCTGTAGTAAATTTCGTCATATCCATATTAGCTGTTACTGATGCATGTTGCATAGCACGTTGCTGATCTACATTTAATTGAGCAACACCTAATTCTTGAGCCAGTTTAGCATTTAATGTATTAACTTCTAAACGAGATTGTAAATTTGCCAACTCAACTTTTTCGTCTGCCGAGAGTTGTTCTGAAGCTGCTTGGTTCTTTGAAGTTAAGTTTGCTAATCTCATCTGTTGATCATTAGATAAATTAGCTAATTCCATTTGTTGTGCAAATGCTGTATTCTTAGCTAAGAAATCAGCAGCAGTCTGGAACTGAGTTAATCTACTTTGTTGAGCTTGCTGGGCTGTAGTTAAAGTAGCCTGTTGCATAAACTCACCTTGTTGTAAAGCAACTTGTTGAGCCATAACCGCAGTTTGTCTAGCTGCTTCTTGACTATTAGCAAGATTTTGTAATCTTAATTGTTGTCCATTCTGAGTTTCAGCTAACTGAGCTTGTTGTTCATTTGATAAATTTTGAGTAGCTCTTTGTTGTATTGCTCTAGCATTTTCCTGTGCAATACTAATACCATTTTGAATAATAGCATTAAATAAAGCATCTCGTCCAACTGTAGAAACATCTAAACCTCTATCAGCCATTATTTGATTAACTTGATCTACTGCAGGTTTAGCCCACGTTGGAACTTCACCAGCTTCCAAGCCACCTAGTAATGCTTCTAACTGAGCAGACACTAAAGCTTCTGGTGGTAAGGCAGCAGTTGCAGCCTGTACCGTAGTAGTTTGATTATCTAACTGTGCTATAAAAGTTGTAGGATCATCTAATATAGCTGCACTAACATCGGAAGGTAATTCAGCTACGAAGTTTAATAAATCCTGTGCAGTTTGTGTAGCTGATAAACCTCGTGACGATCTTTCAGAAGCTGTTAAGAAAGTAGGTACACCTTGTATCTGTCTTTCATTTCCTTGAGCTTGTGTTCCTGTTAATATAGCTCTCGATTGCTGTTCAGCTTGTGGCGTTTGATTTACAAGACCACCAGTACCTGTTACTTGTGTAGCAAAAGCACCAGCACTTAAAGCTCCTTCAACATTTGTTGCTTTAGCTGCATTCATTTGCTGTTCTGTTGGAGCAGTAACAGCAGTTGCTCTTTCTCTTTGTTGTATAGCTCCTATTTGATCTACTTGTTGAGAGACAGCTCCCTGTGCTGCAGGACCAACAGCAGCTCTTGCAGCCTGTGCAGAATCATAAGTTTGTGCTGTAATTGGTTCACGCTGCCCAATACGTTCCGCAGGACTAGCAGTAAATACATCTCTTCTAGCAGCTTGAGCAGAAGGACCACCCACCTGCCCATACTGTTCTTGCATTTGTTTAGTGTCAGCTTCTAGTTCTTCATCCCTGACCATTTCCCAGCGTCCACTTGGTTTATCTCTATACCAGTCAGCTCCTATCTCTTGATCATCTCCTATTCTAAAAGGTCCTTTAGTTCCCGGAGGACCGTAAGGTTGTATTTCATGTGGAACCCAAACTCTTTTATATCCTGCTTTAACAGCCGGAGGAAGTTTAGCTGCTTCCGGTACTTTTCCTTCTAAAGCTCTTTTTGATACTGCATCATAATCAGCAATACGTCCTGCTCTTTGTCCTAATTGTTCCTTACGAACTTCTGGGGTTATAGGTCCTTTATCTGCATCAGTTACTCTCCCCGGATATGGAACAGTACTTGGTACAGGTCCAGATGCTGTACTTCCATCACTAGCACGGTGTCCAGCTTCATTTGGATTATGTGGAATCCAACTACTTGATTCACGTTCATAGTTGTGACTACCCCTATGATACTTTGCTCTATCCTGTGTACCCTTAGTATATCTTCTTCTTCTTCTTGCCATATTACTTCACCTCGAAAAGCTTATCAAGCTTCTCTTCAATCTTGTTAAGCGTTGTAAAAACTCTTTCCATATCTCCTTCGAGTTCTACCTTTGTTACATAGTCTTTTGCCATTTCTTCTCTAGTTTTATTTAATAGTATATCTAATCTTTTATTCTCTGAGGTGTTTCCTCTAATCGTATAAAGCAACGGAGCTACTACTAAAGTTAATAAAATATTCCACATTATATATGGTGATAATTCCATTTAGTTCTCCTTAACTAATTCTTCTGTCTTTTCTATTTTAAAACCTTTAAACCATGCTGGTAAGCCTAGAAAGGGTCTTGTATCAAACTTATTTTCTTCTGCTTCCTCTCCATTTACATCATTATAATGTAAAAATACTTGACCACAGTTCTCTCCTTCAAAAGGTTCTCGCCAATGTTCTAATTCACAACCACGATACATAACCATATCTCCAGCTTCCATTAAAATAGATGTTCCTTTTTTTCCTGTATCACCAGTTGAATCTAAAAATAATTCCCAAGGATCACCTCCTAAGTTTAAAGTACCTGATATTTCACAACTATACCGATCTTTATGTCTTTTTAAAATATCTCCTTTTTTATAGATACGAGCATAACTATAAGTAGGATAAAGTTTAAAACCACTTTCTGCTTCCATTCGTGGTAATAGTTTTTCTAATAATGTCTCCATTACTATATCACTATAATGGCTATATGTTTCTGGAATTTGTGAATCATTCCACACGCCCCAATCTTCATTAAACTGAGAAATATATAGACTATCATAAAACATTCTTGCTACTTTTCGTTTAGTTAAAAAATAATCATAACAAAAGTTAGCCATTTCTTCTGATATAGCTCTTTTAACTATTAAATACTTATCGTCTTTAAACATAAGGTTGTCCTAAACTCCAACATACTAAAGAATGTCTTATCCCTCTAGTAACTGGTTTTACTCTATGCCACACAAACGAAGGAAATATAATTAAACTTCCTCTTGGTCTAACTTCTTCACAAATAGAAGGTTGTTTATTTCCGTCATTATCATGGAATCCAAACTCTACATCTCCACCTTCGTATTCTTCTGGCTCACTTAATGATAAAATTAAACTTAACTTTCTTATTTTACCATTTGTGTTTGGATCATCAGGTTTATCATAAGGAGTTGGATTACTATCACAATGCCAATCATAAAACTGTCCTTCTTTATATTCAGTATATTGACAAGATTCTGACCAATCCCATTGAAAATTCCAATTAGCTCTTTCATTTGCCAGTTGAATAAAAGGTTGTAGTTCTCTATATAACCAATATCCTGAAAGCCACACAACATCTGATTTTCTTTTTTTCTCTATACTTTCTAATTCTTCTTCTGAAGGAGGATTATTCTTTACATGTCCTCCTGTTAATCCCTTCTCTTTAGAAAAGGATTCTCCTGTTTTAACTATTTCATCACAAATACTTAAAGGAATAGCTTTAGTAAAATACCAATAATAATCCTGTAAATTCATAAAAAAATTATCGCCATTCCCCAATTACTTTTTTATGAAATACTTGTTTATAATCCCAAACTCCACTAGCGTTAACATTCGGTTCACTAACAATAACTATACCTGATCCACCTGCAGCACCAGTTCCGTCATTATCGGCTGGGTGTTCAGGAGTGGCTTGATCAGCACAAACTCCACCACCTCCACCACCTGTGTTAGCAACACCAGTTCCTAAAGTTGGTGATGGTGAGCCTTGGTGGTTTGCATCCCCAGCTCCACCTTTTTGAGCAGGGAAAATACTTCCTCCACCTGTAGTATGACCTCCTAAATATCCTTTATTAATTTTTCCTTCGGTTGAAGCAAGTTCGTGTGTAAATCTATAACCAGCTCCACCACCACCAGAATACCAAGTTTTTGAGCCAGAAACAGTAGACATCTTAGCTAATCCACCTTGACCACCTATAGCGTTCCAATCGTTACCAAGTCCATCTGGAGTTTCATTACCACCAGTACCACCGGCTCCACCGCCTCCACCACCAGAGTAATAACTACTACCATTGTATCTTCCATGACCTCCATCATTTCCTTCAGGTGGATCAAAACTACCTGAATTACCTGTTCCACCACCGGGATGTGCTGGGTGATTACCACCTGAACCACCACCGGAACCTCCATTAAGTGCTTCGCTATCTCCTCCAACAGCTAGACCACCAGCCCCACCACCACCAGATGATGTAATAGGAGTAGCAGAACCAAAAACTGAATCAGAACCAGAAGAACCTCTATTATTTGAATCTGGAGCCCCTGCTCCACCTGCTCCAACAGTTACTGGAACAGGAGAAGTTGGAATTGGGTGAGCCGGAAGTTCTCTAAATCCACCTCCACCCCCACCACCATGACTAGAACCACCACCACCAGCAATTACTAATAAATGACATTCGCTTGACATAGGATCGGCTGCAAAAGTTCCATTAGCAGTAAAGGTCGTTATCTTAGGTGTAATTGTAAAGTTTTTTCCTACTAGTCTAGCCATTAGCCCCATTCTCCATTTATTTTATGACTAAATTGATCTTGTATATTCCATACACCACCTGCTGTCCATGTTCCTTTAGGCTCACTAATTACAACTACTCCAGAACCACCAGCACCTCCAGCTTGAGCTTGTGGAGCACCTGAAGGGGAAGCTTGAGTACCTCCACCACCTCCACCACCTCCGGTGTTAGCAGTAGCAGCAGAGCCAGTACCAGAGACAGAAGGTGATCCAGCAGAGCCACCAGCTCCACCACCACCAGCTCCACCAGCAGCGTCAGGAGCAGCATCTCTACCTCCTCCTCCTCCACCAGCATAAGTTACATCACTTCCTGAAATATCATAAACAGTTCCTTTACCACCACCAACAGGACCTTTTGAACTACCTGAATACCTACCAGCACCGGTAGAACCTCCCCCATTACCTGCTTGTTGACTAGGAGTACCAGAACCTTGACCACCCGGACTTCCTTGTGGATCAGGAGAAGGAGTGGATTCTCCAAAATTCTCTCCACCGGGAGCATCAGCAGCACCTCCACCACCAGAACCTCCATCTTGACCATGATTAGCACCACCACCAAAGTTGTCTCCACCACGACCACCACCTACAGCAGTATAAGTAGTGCCACTAGCAACTACTACAGTATCAGAACCATTAGCTCCACCACGACCTTCGGCTGGATCAGGACCATGTACTCCTCCAGCTCCTCCACCAGCACCTATAGTGACAGGCACAGGAGAAGAAGGCATAGGTACAGCAGTTCCAGCAGGAGTTCGAGCTGTGCTTGAATTAAATAATACTCCTCCAGCACCTCCTCCACCACCACCAGCTTGTCCAGAGCTAGGACAGCCAGAACCACCAGCACCTCCAGCTACTATTAAAATTTCAGCTTCAGGAGAATTAGCCACAAATGTACCTGAAGAATTAAAAGTAGTTATTTTAACCGCAGTAGTTGGGTCATTATCTGTTCCTATAAGTCCTCCATTAATAGCCATCTTTTCTCCTATAATTCAACCCATGTTAAATTAGATGTATTCCATCTATAATTAGTTTCATCCCCTTCTACTGTAAAGGTGCTTCCTAGCCATCGTGAGTTATCCTCATCCCATGAAGTGTTTACAAACAATCCACCTTCTTCAAGATCATTAGGATAAGTAACAGGTGCTTCCCAATCACCACTACTATTTAAAGTCCAAGAAGCATAAGGTTTAGGAACTATAAACATATTTTTACTAGCATCATAACTACAGCCAATACCAGCGTATTGTTTTCTAAAATTATGATTATAAGACGTTTGTTTCCAAGCAACTCCTCCTGAACTAGCAGGAACTAAAGCTTCTACAAAATCTTCTGCTCCAGTAGATAAGTCTCCACCATTAGCATCTACATCATCATTAGAGATTACTACAACTCTAAGAACAACATTATTATTATCTAATTCTGCAAAATGAGCCATTTATAATTACCTCCTATTTTTAATCTGTCATTAATTCGCCTGAAACAGTATATGTTAAATCACTATTAGCCGAAGCTGTAACTCTTAACAAATCAGTTTCATCCAAATATATAGAACTGTTCTTGTCTATTAATACTAATGTTGCATCAGCAGGAACTGTTACTGTACTAGCAATGGCAAAGTAATTACTACCATTATCATTGCTTACACTTACTGTAACTGTTGCTGAATTTGTACCATCAATATTAGCAATCCAAAGACTATTTATTTTAGCAGTATATTCCGCAGCCACATCAACAATATCAGTATTACCAGTAGTAATAGCTCCATTGTATAAAAAGGGCGTAATAGTTGCTACATTTACTATATTGGGTGTTGCCATTTTTTCTCCTTATTTAATTTATAATTATCCGAAAACGATTGCCATCGCAATAGCTTTACCTGTTGAAATTCCACCACCAGCGTCTTCCCAACCTACTCCACTACCTGTTGAAGTTAGTACTTGTCCGTCAGAACCTTGAGCCCCTGCGATGGTTAAATTGGTTGTATCTAAAGTACCATCAACATCTAAAAGAGCACCGGGAGAATTAGTACCAATTCCTACTCTATCAGTACCGGCTTCAACAAAAAGTAAATTAGCATCACTATTACCTTCAACTCTGAAGTCTACATCGTTTGATTCATCATTTAAAACTACTGCTTCTGGTAATAAAGAAATTGTATTTCTTAATGTTCCTGCCAACATAGTTTTAATATACATAGAACCATCTTCTGTACCATCAGAAACATCTGAAGCATAATTATAAATACTTCCATAAATTACATCTTGAGAGTTGTCGTTTCTTCCTTCAAAGTCAATCCAACCCAAAGCATCATCATCTGCTGGTGATCCAGAGTTTCTATATAATCTTAAATTTGGTCCTGCATTAGCATCTGCATCTGTTGATGTTAGTGTTAAATTGTCTGAGTTATCTGCTACTGTGATTGTTGCTCCAGCAGAAGAAGTTATAGCTCCATCTACTTGTAATGTAGAAGCCATATCAACAGCACCATCAATATCTACGACATCTAGGTTTGCTGTACCATCAATATCAGCATCTCCTGATATATCTAAAGACCCTGCGTCTAATTCACCACTTATAGTTAATAATCCACTTGACGGATTATAGGTAAATCCAGTATCTGTTTCAGCTCCTTGAGAACCTGTTGCACCATCTACGAATACAGGATATACAGTTTCATCAGTACTGTTATTAGCAGAAGCTGTAAAAGTTGCAGCGTTTCCTGTAGTATCTTGGTTAAGTGTACCAATTACAAAGTCTAATGTATTATCACCATCTTCGTAAGTTACAGTAATACCTGTCTCAGTATTAGAGCCAACCATAGCTCCTATAGTATCTGCAATATATTCGTTTAATGCTGTACCATCTACTGTAATCGCATCAGCTTCTAATGTTCCGTCAATATCTGCGTTACCTGATACATCTAATGTAGTTAAATCTAACTCTCCTGCTATGGTAACATTACCATCTGCTAAAGTTATTAAGTCTGTATCAGAAGTATGTCCAATAGTTGTTCCATTAATAATAACATTATCAACTGTTAAAGTTGTTAGTGTACCTAATGAAGTTATATTAGATTGAGCAGCCCCTGTTACTGTAGCTGCTGTACCACTTGTATTTCCTGTAACATCACCAGTAAGATTACCAGTAAATGTAGCAGTAACACCTGTAGTGGTCAACATTCCTGTACTAGGATTGTATGTTAAACCTGTATCACTTTCAGCACCTTGCGATCCTGTAGCTCCGTCAACAAAGATTGGGTATACTGTTTCATCAGTACTATTGTTTGCAGATACTGTAATATTATCTGCTGTTCCTGTAGTATCTTGGTTTAATGTTCCGATAACAAAGTCTAAAGTATTGTCTCCATCTTCGTAAGTAACTGTTATATTAGTTTCAGTATTTGAACTGACCATAGCACCGACTGTATCGGCTATGTATTCATTTAAAGCAGTTCCATCAACTGTGTATGCATCTGCTTCAAGTGTACCATCTATATCGGCATTACCTGAAATATCAAGTGATCCTGCATCTAACTCTCCTGAGATTGTTAAAAGACCACTAGAAGGATTATATGTGAATCCTGTGTCGCTTTCTGCTCCTTGACTTCCAGTAGCACCATCTACAAAGATTGGATAAACTGTTTCGTCTGTGGAGTTATTAGCTGAAATTGTAATGTTATCAGCAGTACCTGTTGTGTCTTGATTAAGAGTACCTATTACGAAATCTAAAGTGTTATCTCCGTCTTCATAGGTAACTGTAATGTTTGTTTCTGTGTTAGAGCTAACCATAGCTCCAACTGTGTCAGCTATATATTCATTAAGAGCTGTTCCGTCTACAGTATAAGCATCGGCTTCAAGAGTTCCATCTATGTCTGCGTTACCACTAATATCTAATGTGGCTGCATCTAATTCACCTGATATAGTAATATTAGTACCACCTGTCATAGCACCATCCATTGCGACAGCACCATTAATATCTATAGTAGTAGCAGTAAGTTCAATCTCAGTATCAGATACTAAGTCTAGTACACCATCAGCAGATTGATAAATATAAGTACCTGAATCACCGAATTGTAATTGGTCGGTACTTGAAAGAAGTAAGCCTGTATCGGCTACGTGAGTTAAGGAAACGTCTTGATCATCTCCAAAGTTTATTACTGCACCATCAGCTAAGAAAAGATCACTAAATTCTAAAGAACTAGTACCTAGAGCAGCACCATCAGATGCATCAGGTACGAAAGCTGTAGTAGCTGTTATAGTTGTTCCTTGAATTGTACTAGAACCTGTGACAGCTCCTGTGACTGCTAGAGTACTTGATAATGTAGTAGCACCTGTAACTCCAAAAGTTCCTGCTACTGTACCATTTACATCTACGTCAAGTGTATCAATATGTGCAGTACCATCTATAAATAGGTCTTTAAATTCTAATGAGCTTGTACCTAAATCTATATCGTTATCTGTTACTGGTGATATAACACCATCTGAAATTCTAATTTGTTCTACTGCTGCAGAAGATACCTCTACAAATACTCCCCACCTATTATTTGTACTGTCTGCAACTATCTTGTTTAAAAAGTCTAAATCACCTATCGTGTGAATATTTCCACCATGTCCTGCTGTTCCATCGTGTCTGTGTCCTGTCGAACTAGCAGAACTCGATGAGTATGCAAAAGCGTTGACTAGTTGATTGTATTCATTATTAAACAAAGCTGCTGTGATAGTATCACCATCACTCATTGAACTTTGTCGTGTATAACTCTGTGCCATTTTTATTGTCTCCCTGAAGGTTCGTAATCTATGTATATGCCATTAACTGTATAAGGTGAATTTTGATTATCACTAAACACTCGAAAATAGTTACTATGCCCACTTCCTTCTACTACTTGTCTTGTTATAGGATCAGAAGCTGCTCCAAATTTATGTGCTGCTGTTGTACCAAAAACTGCTGTACCAAATAAAGAGGGTTTAGGTATTGATAATGAATAATCAGTTGGTTGTGGACTATCTAAATCATCAAAATCATATCTAATTCTTAAAGTTGTATCAACTGTTCCTTCTGGAGTAATTGATAGTTTTACATACTTTAAAGTCTTTAATGTTCCTAAATCTCCATAATCTAAATCTGGAGTTTGATACTTAGCTATTATATTACTAGCAGTACTGCCAGAATCTAAAAAATTATCTCCTATATCATGATTAAATATTCTACCAGCATAATCTCCATGATAGTGCTTTTCAACTCCACTTGAATTAAATCCTGAAGTTGCTGCAGCACTTGCATCTATTCCTACAGTTTCAGACCATTGAAATTGTGTAAAGCCTTGTTCGTTTGTTTTAAGAGTACCTATTATTCCTCTTGAAGAACCACCTGTAGAAGAAGTTCCATAGTATAAGCGATATTGAGATTTATCTCTAATAACAATACTGCTTATATTATAAGTTCCTATGTTGTCGGCAATAAATTTAATTACAGGCTGTATAGATCGACTAACTGTTCCTAACTCAA